AAGAGCAAGATTACCAGCAGCATTTACTCTATTTGCACGAATTTCTGGAGTAGTAGACCTAGTGAATCCCAACCAAGTACCAGTTGAAGCATTGGTAGCATGGTATGGAATACCAAGAATACTCACAGGACTAGCTCCGCTAAGTCCAGAGACAACTAGCTTATCAGTAGCTGCAATGCTGGGAACAGACCTATCAAGAATGATAGACTTGTTAGCCAAATCATAGCTAATGATTTTTGCTTCACCACCTGAAGTACGCTGAGTTGCTAAGGTAGTGTCATAGACATTGAGCATCTGACCATAGCGCATTAACCGTGCGCCGAAGCCATCTGTATTCAATGCTAATGTGTCATCTGTAATAGTCGTTGTGGTAACAGCAGAAACTGTTCCAAGAACACCATTACCAGACTGCATACAAAGAGAATCAATGTTTCGGCGAAATTCAGGCATTCCCCCAGCAAGTATGCGCTGAAATGCATCAACTACTGCTTTACGCTTATCATTGGTTCCAGTCTCTGCAAGCTTAGTCCACTGAACAGCAAACTTTAAATGAGCTACGTTTAAAGTTCCATGCTCAAACTTCGGACCATCACCAACACCCAAATCTCCACCATCAGGATCATAATGCCCGAAGAATCCACCTGGTCTCATTTCAAGTGGAACTCTCATTGCACGATCTGAAACTACTTCCGCATCTGTCTTCTCAATTTCAGAATAGAAGGTATCATCCCTATCAAACATCACTGGTACTTTACCAGAGACTTTCTCCATTTCTAGACTAATGACACTAGCTTCATTTACCATATTTAACTCCTAATAAGTTCTAACTCACTCATTTCAGAAGTCTTTCTAGGATCTTTGTTTCCCCTAGAATTACTCTTGCTTTTTTCATTTCTATCTTTGTTGCCAGTAAAACTCTTGGTTTTACCTTCTACTTTACGCTTACGCTCATTTCTCGCTTCAGCGTATAGTCTACGACGAGTATCAGGTATAATCTGCTTCGCGCGGGCCAGGGCCGCGTTTACAATTCTGGACTTTGAATCAGAATTATATGACTGAGACTTCGCCTGCTTCCACAGCATATCAATATTACGTAAATGCCGTGGGTCTTTCGATACCTGCCTATTAAGCTCTTTAAGGCAGTCTTCAAACATCTTATCTTTAGTCCAATCTGATAAAAGATTATCAGGATCAAATCCATCCATAAAGAATGCTTTAGTCTTACTAAGGAATTCTGCATCTACAGTATTCTTAAAAGCTATATGATCTCTTGCATCAAGCTCTTGTAACTTCTTTTCATAATCTTCTTGTTCTTTTGTTTTCTTAACACCTGATTCATCTTCAAAATCAGTCTTTGCATTCAAATCATCATCTTCAAAGATAAAGTTATGAACATGCATTGCTGCATATTGGAGATTCTTATCTCCCTTTTTAATTCCCTGAGCTAATGCTGCTCTCAATGCTCTCTTAAGTGGGACAGCAACCAACTTCATATGAGTAGCTTCATCAACTTTGCGAATAGCTGGAAGAATACCCTTCATTAATCTTTCAAAAGCTTCAGGACTGGTTCTCTTGATCGTTGAAAAGAGTTCTTCACTGTGACCTTTATTAACCAAATCATCCTGAATATTATCAAAAGTATTAGCTTTTACGCTGGCATCCTGTGCTTCAGCAGGATCAGCGTATATTTCAGAGAACTGTCGTTCCCTTGCAATCACAGCGCGTACTTCAGGATGCTTCTTAAAGAAGTCTGGAAAATCTTTCTTAATATCCTTTATAGTAACAAGCCCAGGCTTCTCATCCTCTTCTGTATTTTCTTCATCCTCATCTTCCTCTTCTTTATCTTCTTCTTCATCTTCCTCAGTATCTTCCTCTTCTTCATCTTTGTCTTCTTCTTTATCTTCAATGTCTTCTTCTTTATCTTCTTCTTTTTTATCTTCTTCTTTATCTTCTTCTTCATTTCCTTCTTTTAGAAGTTTCAGATCATCATTAGATGAATTATCATCCTCACCCTTAGTTCCAGAGAACCCAGTAATATTTCCAGCAGCAGTTCCATCTGGAGAGAAAAACAGCTTCATTATCATTCTCCTACATTAGAAATTGGCTTTTCACCAGCATTACTATTTCCAACTGGTTCCGCCGTATTAATAACTTGAGCCTGTTGATGTTCCAAATAATGTTGAATTAATAGTTGGTATGTTTCTGGTGATGTTTTATAAATATTCATTCCCTGTGGGGAAGTTAAATAATGCTTGAGCACTCTCATATGAACAGGATGATCATCTATTTCTAGATCAATTGGAACAGGAGCCTGAGTTTCAATAATTTCATAAATTTCTGCAAACTGTTTATTCCTGTCATTCTCACCAGGTATATAAAGGTCATGCATTCCAGATGCCATTTTAAGTAACTGAGCATTCTCAGGTGCAAGAACTACAGCATTTATAACTGGATCTTTCATTTCTAACATACGTACTAATAATTGCCAGACTTGCTCCATACTCTGAGGAAGAGTTTCAGCATTTTCAGGCTCAACTTGTCCAATTTTTCCAGTAAGATTATCCTTTCTAATCCACTCATTAATATACTTACCATTGACTTTAGTTACATTCTTCTCATCTACTTTCATCCTTTCAGCGTATAGAATAGTAGATTTTCCAAGAGTTCCAATCCAAAGATCCACAAGCTTCTTATATGTTAATGTGAGCCTTTGAAGTGCTCGTGAACCTGATTTCTCATATTCATATGCAGTCTTCCCACCCTCTTGCTCTCCACCAAATAAAGCAGGAAAGTCTCCTACTGCAAATTGACCCATCTTTTCAAGACGATTATGAAATATATCTACTTCCTGACCAAGTGTTGCTGGTTTAGTCTGATAGAATCCATCAGATATACTTTTACCAGGTTGTGCTTTGACCGCTGTGAGCATTCCTGGTTTAGCAGCTTCATTAGCATATTTTTGTAAATCAACAACTTTACTATCTACATAGTTCTCAGAGATACCATACTCAATTGTCTGCATTGAAAGATCAAATAAATCATTCTCTGCTTCTTGTACACTAATTAATTGCTTACCCATTGGTTCACCATGAATGAACTCACTTAATGGGTCAAATGAAATAGTCCAATGCTTATCTAAATCTTGATCTTCAATAGCAACAAGTAAATCATCTACGAATAAACATGCACAACCATTGGGAAAATTTTTATTACAATAATCTCTACAATCTTCTTCCTTGAATATCCAATACATCCAAGGGCGAAGCCACAGTGCCTTCATTGTATTAAGATTCTTAGGAATTGTTCCATTATATTGTGATGATAATCTTGTATGCCTTTCATAGAAATCATCAGAAATTCCATCAGAACCTTCTCTAATCTTATCTGCAATGGATGAGAACTGACTCTTAATCATTGCATAATGACTATCTATCTTAAATAATAAATAGCCACAATCTTCTTGCTTCCTTGCATAAAAAGGTACTTTTACGTTTTTGACTCCAAAGAAATCAATTGCTACTCTTCCTTTTGGACTTTCATTGTATCCAGTAATACGTTCAATTGTTTCTTCACCCTCAAGAACTTCAGGTATTAAAGTCAAACCACACGCTGAACATGTAATTGGAGATGTTGGCTTTGTCTCCTTAACATGACCCATTAAATTTCCACAATTCTGACAGTATACATCATATGAAAATATCTTGCGCTGTTCTGTTATTGGAGTACTTATACTGCCAAACTTAGGATCAGTCCTATAATAGTTGTAACCAAATACAGTTCCAGAATGCCAAAGTAAAGAAAGACAACGAATTAAAAGTAATGGACTTTTATTATGCTTCTGAATCAACTTAACGATATGATTATATGCATCTGCTGTTTGAATATCATTAGGATCTTCAGCATCATCAGGAAAAAAATTAACTCCAGGAAGCTTAACACTGAGAGCAGCAATAATGCTTTCCATATGAGGGCGTGTGATGTTAATATTTTTCCTGTCATCTACATCTTCTAAATCCTCTTCATCAAGCTGCCTATAATCACGCGCTGCTTCATCCCAATAAATATCATAAATTCCACGGGAGTATTCCTCAATCAACCGGCATAGCCGGATAGATTCAGTACGAACTTCATCATCCTCTTTCTCACACTCAGAAAGAAGATTCATCAATTCATCTTCTACTTCTTTAGGAACAATTTCTTCCTCTTCATCTGTAGTTTCTTCTACAGATTCTTCAGGAATTACTTCTTCCCCAGGAATAACTTCTTCCTCAGGAATAGCTTGTTCAATAAGTTTAGGCATTAACTAATACTCTGTAATGACTTCTCGAATATTTCTTCTGCTTCAGTCTTATTTTTTGCAGGTTCGACTTTTTCCTTTGATCTCTCTTTATTAATCTTTTCTTGCTTCCTTTTGATTGCATCCCTTAGACTCACGTGTCTACTAATACTTTTCATTTCAGTATCTATATCTTCTACTTCTTCATTTGTTAGTCTAGCATTTATAAAGATAATTCGTTGAAGCTTCTCTTTTTGACTACGTTCATAATCAAGCTCAGCTTCAAGCACAGCGCAGCGTTCACAGTCTGGCCTCTCAAGCCAATTTAATATTGAATTTTTCAGAGCTTCAAGTATTTCTCTCATCGGCGGCCCCTACGTTTATGCATTCTTACTCTATTTGGACTATTAGAAATATCTAGTGATTCCATCGTTCGATAAAATTTAGTTTGATCCATTCCAGGAATTAAACTCTGACAAGCTTTTTCAATTTTCTTTCTTGTCTCAAATTCATCAATAACTTCATTAAGGTAGTCATCTGCTCGGCGCAGTAACATGCGGAGCATATCATAAAAATCATCACCATCGAACTCTTTGACATCTTCTGCTGGCTTACCTTCTGAGTCTTTGTCATCATATATGCAAGAGCTAATGCATTCAGCTAATTCTAAGTTACTTTCACCTTCTGGACTTACATCAAGTAACTGAAACTTAGGTAAATTAGTTTCTTCCTTTTGTTCTGCAAAGAATTTGACATATTCTTCATATTTCTTCTGTCCATGAAACTGTAATATCTTTACAGCAAGTTCATGATTGTAACCTTCATTTGGCTTTAGTGCAGGTTTTTGAGTCCAGCGCAGATATTCATGCACTAGCATCTTTCCACCTACTCTATCTTTTTCACCAAGCCTAAGTGCTACATCCATTCCACCTTCTTCAAGTGCAGTTTGAACTTGCTCTTGAATAGTATGTGGTTCACCTCTATTTTGATTTGCACTATGACAAATTACTGCATCTACTATGTTTTCATCTTTTGATAAGTTTACTACTTCAGGTGCCCAATTCTTAATTAGTTTTCCTTTAACTGCATATACTCTGTAAATATATACCCTTCCATCAGGGCTAATAGCTCCCCATCCTGCAACGGTATAAGCGGCGAATCCCCAGTCAATAGCCAATATTCTGGGCCACCAAAATGGAATAGCAAAACTGGATATAACATGCCTTGCCATATCTGGTTCATTAAGTAAAGGCTCCAGTCTCCATTCTTCAAACACTTGTCCAGAAAAGGTATACCAGTCTCCGAAGGCAGCTCTCTTTTCTGCCTCTGGAAGCGACTCAAGTTTGCGTAAATAGGTTGGATCATTCTTTAATAAACTAGGATTATCAAATGGACCAGCAGGAATGTATATCCTTTTAAGTCCAGTTCTTGAATCAACTAATACTTTGTTTCCACCACGATAGGGGTCAACAAAACGCTTTCTGAAATACGTATGCCCAATATTTCCAGGATTGCTACCAGCCCTAACAATAGCAGGCAAATCTGGAGAACTTGATCTACAACGAGTAAAAGATAAATATTCATATTGAAATTTGGTGAAGTGAGTAGCCTCATCCCACGTAATGACATTATATTCTGCTGAGTCATATTTACGAACATCTTCTTCTTTATCTGCATGACCATTCTGAACTATTGCCCCGCTGGTCCATGTCCACCTTCGTTTAGTTTCATTATATGTTGCACCAGATGGTGCATACCATTCTTTCTGACGAATGATAATTTCTTGTTCTAAGTCTGTAAAGTTTCGTCTTAGAACTAGCTGCTTAAACTTAGGATGCTCAGTAAACTGCCTAATTAATGGCAGCATCATTAAGGTATCCGTCTTACCTGGACCCTTAGAACCTGCGAAGAAACCCTCAAAAATTGAATCAGGAATTGATAGAAAATGTGCTTGCTTTGGATATGGCTTCCACACTTTCTCTATTACTGATTCTGCATTACCTTCCTGTAAGCTCATGTTTCTGCCAGTTTCTGCTTACTCAACACTTCATCTTCATTTTGGGTTCACCAGTGATTGCCTGCTTACCATACATCTCAAGCAAGTTCTCTTTTCCTTTTTTCTTCATAGGCTTTTTCTTTTTCATTCTTAGCCTCCAAACATCTTTGCTACACGCTCAATAATTGGTACTGCTCTTTCCACTGCTGCTGTAGCTGTGTTTACTTTAGCTAGTATTTCTTTTATCAGTACTGTTTGTTCATCTATCTTAGTTTGTAAATGTGTCAGTGTTTCATTAGGAACTGGTTCTGGAACTACTGGTGGTTCAAGAACTGGATTATGGAGTAATGAGTTACGCCCCTGACCACAAATATCACAGGTGCCAGTATCTTGCTCACCACCATCATATGTATGATTTACTTTAGACTCTGGAATTGCATGTACTTCTGAACCACGTATCTGTCCACAATCATCACATATTCCTGTATCATGCCCACCACCATTATATTTATGAGTAGTGCCTTCTGTTGGTAAAGATTGATTATCCCAACTAGGCCACTTATCAGGAGACTCAAACTTCCATTCAGTATCAGTAATAGGTGGATGTTCTTCCCACATTGCACCAGAACTACTAAGAACATCAACATGTTCTTTAGTTGGAAGCCATACTAAAATATCAGCGGCTAATCTTCCTATCTTAGGATCTTCATCACTTCTATCCATTCGATTGAGAAGTGCCCACTGATCATTGTCTAGTTTATTACATTCCTTGCAGATAATTGGAATAAGTAGTCTGCGCCGTGCATCTAAAGTTTCATCTGGCTTACCAAATGCTTGAGGATAACGAGCAGCAATCTGTTTAACTAATGCGCTGCGGTTTGGCATACTCATAATTTTACTCCAATTCTTTCATCAGTTTTCCATTTTTCTTCTAAAAGAAACTCTATCTTTACCCCAAAGATTATCATACTCCCAAGCCAACCTTCATTTACTTCCATCAATGTGTCAGTTATATGTAGTCTAGGATAATGAATGTAAACTCTTTCTCCTATACGAGTTACTTTACCAGGAAGTGTCCAATAGCCAAATACTTTATTTACTACTGTATCATCACAGAAACATTTACCTTTCCAAATTCTATTGAGGAATTGAAATGGGGGATATACTTTTCCAACATATTCTCCAACTGGAAGTAAATCCCTCTTCTTTTTTTTAGTCACAATAGCTTGGGAATAAATTGAGAAGCTACCCAAAATGCAAGACCTGCTCCAATCAGTCTATACCAATTTGGAATAGTTATAGTCCAAACTGAAAGAAAAAAACATACAAAAGCAAATACCAAAAATACTAACTCCATTTTATTTCTCCTTTTTGGTGTTTATATCTATGCTCTCTGTATTTTTCTCAATTGCTTTTACTTGAACTACTGCTTGAGCTAACAAAGCCGCAGTCTTTTCATTGTTTATTATTACTTGTTTAAGTAAATCAATCTCTTTACCTAATGATGTTATCTGTTCAACATACTTAGTTTCTTTAGAATTAACATGACCTTCAATTATTGAAGTCTTAGTCAATGTTTGTTGTACAGCAGTTCCAGTTCTCCAAGCATATATTGAATTAACTATTAATGTTCCAATAGCTGCAATAAACAGTAAGATTTCCGGAGCTGTATATAATGCCATAAATTATGAACCAATAATTACAATAGAGTGTGCTTGAATTCCAGTAGCACTAAGCTCTTTGAAACCACTAGCGTCTTCAGCTAATGCAACAGCTCCCGCTCCATTAAGATTAGAAGTCCAAGCTAATGATGGAAGCCTATCCATAACGAGAATCTGAGTCGTAGACGTAGTTGCCGTCCAAGGAACAGTACAAGTCTCTGCATTAGCAAATCTAACTGTAGATAATGCAGTCGTAGCTTGTGCTATCGTTGGAAAACTTTGAGGAATTGCCGCGCCTTGAGTTATGTTATAGATAAAGACTACATTGTTATTAGTTCCCCACTTCATTAATGTAGCACCACATCCACCTGTGGCGGACAAGACAGTGAAGATAGGAGCAGACTCACCTAAATCATAAGCAACTACAGCACGTTGAATTGGATTCCACTCAACATCTGCTATACTAGATTCAATTACAGTCCTATATTTCTTTTCAACATTATATGGAATGCTATCACCACCATCAGTGGTGAATCCAAATTCTATTTTTGAATCAACTCGATGCAAATCAATATTAACTGTTGTTGGGCTTAACCAAAAGTCTTTAACATTATACCCAGTTAATGAAAACCAACTTGTAGTTCTAGCACCACCATCTACAGTTGGTAAAGTATCCGTCCACTGCTGCATAAATGCAGTCCAGCGTGGGTAGTCTTGAATATGCTGTTGTTCCGCTGACATATAATTATGTGAACGCCAGCAAGTTACAAGATAATTACATTCCGGTGTACCATTACCTCTCAGATAACGGGCAAATTTAGGTAATGTCTCTGGGTCTGTAGCCCTAATCCTTGTCATGTTAAAGGTAATAGTATATTTCTTATCTGCTGATACCAAACCTACATGAGATTGAGTAAATTCATCAACAGCCTTTGGTGGTGGGTCATAATATGAAGTTCCACCAAAAGAACTAGCTGGACCATGAAGTAATCCACCACTTGTACCAGCAACATAAATTCCATTACTTAAACACACGAAACCATTTACTTTTCTGTATTGTTGTCCAGGGAATATAAAGGAACGAGTAAACATTGGTAAACCTTCTACATAGAAGGCATTGCTTCCCTCTGGAAGAACATCATTAGCCCCATAACCCAAAAGATGAGTTATAGCATATTCATTCTTATGCCACATTTGGAAGTCAGAGAACTTCTCTTGTGTATGATCTAATCCAAGATTACCATCTGGAAAATACTTATACCATAATTGCGCAGCATCAGTAGCTCTACTATCATTATAGATATAGTAGCCAGCATTATTAGTATAACATTTTGGTAAAGTACTTAAGTCTGTTGATGCAGTAGCATAAGGATTACCCCACATTAATGAACGGCCTGGTCCACCTACTGCATTAGGAAGAGAACGAGCACTACCATTAGTTGCTCTAAAATTCTTATACCAACGATATAAATTCTGGCGGTCACTGCCATCAGGCAGAACACCAGTTAACATAATGATATGACTTACATTATCAATACTAAATCTTGGCATGGCTCTCCGATGTGGCTCCTGATTATCTCCATCCTGGAAATATCCTTTATAATCAGAAAACCACATATTTGGAAAGAACCGTGCGCTGTCATCAGTATATGTATCAATCTCAGTGCAGACTTCCGGAGCTAGAGCACGGAGAGCTTCACATCCTTGCATTCCTAACATTGGAACTGTTAGTCCATACATACTACCTTCAGTAGAAGCTCCACCTTGCCAATCAGTTCCATAAAGACGAGCAACTATATTTCTACCTGTATTACCGACGTTACCAAGAGTACAATTTAAGGTTGTGGGAGTAGTTCCACCAATCTGTGCTGCTCTAGTAGTTTCCCAGAGAGTTTTAATAGTAGGGTTAATATTCTGAAATCCTTTATAGTATGCAGTAAGAAAGAAGTATTCAGCTATTGGTTGGTCAACGTCACTACAGCGCCATCCACTAGTTCCTATAATAGTACTAATATTGGTCGCCATTTCATTCAGGCGAGTCATAAATAAATCACTTTGAGTCTGAGTCCAACCACCTACACCATAACATAAATCTAATTGAATTAGCCAATCAATAGCAAACTCCCGCCTTTCATTTACTTGGACATTTGCTCCATTAGTATATTTTAGAAATCCTTTTGATACACTAGTGTTATAAGACTTTGTACACCACGCTGCTCTACTTTCTCCAGGAACATTAGATAACCAAGCTGCTGTTATACCACCATCAAAATTACTAACTGTGTCATTAGCAGCTTTAATACCTAAATCATACCACTCACAAGCCATCCTTGAATTACTATCTAAAGCATATGATTGACAAGTAGTATCAGCCAGATAGTCAGTCCGCATGTTAGACCAAGTTGTCTGTCTACCTGCGGTAACAATTCCTAATGGGTCACTAGTTGTAGTAGATGCTGGAGTAATAGTTGTAAAAGAACTTACAGCACTGATTGCGCTGATGCCATATTGATTAGTGGTACGACATTGAGAGTAATAGGTAGTTCCATTTGATAATGATGTAGGATTATAAATTCCTCCACTAGCTACATTCCAAGCACCGACTGGAGGGTTTGCAGTTTCAACACGAATTTCAAATCCTGTTGGACCATTATCAGCAGCACAAGTAAGAGGAACAGTAATCTCTTGATTAGTTGCTCCATTCACAGGTGAAAGAATACGTGAGTTACTTGGAGCAACTCCTTGATTTGGTATAATATGTTCTAGAATTGCATCAGCTAAGAAAACAGTATTCCTACCAGTAGAACCACCACTAGAACCAATAACTAGTGTATCTACTGTCTGCATACTCGTCTGAAGTAGCGTGGGGTCCATCGAGTAATTCAGAAACTCTTCCCCATTAACTCTACCAATAAGCTTATCAGTAATAAGATTAACTTCTAAATAAGTCTGGAATACAGTTCCCGGATTAATAGAACCAGACCATGTACTAATAACCTCACCACTATTAGTTGGATAACGAATTCTTACCTTTAATGCACCACCTGTATAATACAGGTCCATGTATGCAATAATAGGAGTAGCCCCATCATAGAATTGAGTAGCTGCCTTAGGTTTAACAACATTTAAACTTAAAAACTCTCCATCAGCCATTCCCATTGAAGCTATATACCAAGAAATTCTTGAGATAATACCTGTGCGATTATTTAATCCAGTACGACCTCTTAGTACTAATCCACTAGTAGAACCAACTGAGAAAACATATGAAGTGCCACCCCAAGATGAAGGAATGTTTGGCAAACCCGTATTATCAAATACATCATTATAAACATTTCCTGGGTCAGCTAGCCAAACAATATCTTGCCTATCCCCATTAGTCTTTCCACTCTGAAGAGCCGCTGCAATTTGAGCATTAGCATCCTCATATGTGATACCATAAAATGCAGCTAACAGTGCAACTAAACCAGAGATAAAAGATGTTAAACTCATCTGCTTCCTCATTATTCAGACTCTTCAAACCAAGTAAATTGACAAGCCCAGCTCTCACCGCCAACTAAAGCAGCACCATTATAATTAATCGCAATCTGTTGTGCAACTCCACTTAATTCAACTACTGAACCAAATGGAATTAAGTTGGGGCTATACTGGTCTATAGTTAATGTTGCAGCTAGTGGCAATAAAACCTTCGCACGATTAATAGTTCCTATTGTGCTATTGATTGTAGGATTAGCAGTATAATGACCTACAGTTGGAGCAACTGATGCAACATCAGGGTCATGTGGAACTACAGTTCCAGCAACAAAAGTTCCACCAGTATTGGCTGCATTCCTTTTAATTAAATAGAAATCAGCATTTCTGGCCGCTGTGGCAGTGCCAAGAATACGAGCTTCGGTTACTTTAATTGTAGTAGATGCAGAACCAGTGAGAACACAATTGTCTGTTGGTGTAGCAGGAGGGGTGAAGTTAGCAGTAGTTACAGAGTATCCATTACCCTGCGCAGCTAATATAGCAGAACCAAAATTAGTAATGAATGCATTAATGGTATTTAATACAGAGGCATCTACTGTCCAAGTTCCAGCTTGTTGTGAATTTACTGAAAATGGAGTTGGTAAAAACCTACCACCTTGAGAGGAGTTAAGACTTAGTGTTACACTGCCAGTTGATATAGCAGCTACTCTTGCCCTAAACTTACTTAAGCTTCCTACTTGACAAATCCAAACACCAACATCTGAAGCAGTTCCAGAGCTTGATGATGAGACACTTGGAATATCACAAGATACAGCAACCCACCCAGCAGTAGGATTATTAGTTACTTCAAAGGCTACAGTTAATCCAGTGAAAGTTCCAGAAACCTGGACTGATATAGCGGAGTTATTTCTAACATCTATCTCTACGTTTCCTACTGCTGTGAATGTTTGTGCTTCTGCTTTGTTTAAGCCTATGCTTATGCTTAATATAAGAAGTAATAAAACAAATAGAATTCTTTTCATAATTATCCTTGTGATGCATGAACTTCAATGGTATCAAAGTCAGATTCCAATTTCATATTTGGAGCATAGGCAACAATAACAACTCTATTCTTAGTATCTTCCTGCTTTGCAGTCGTCTTTTCAATTACCTTAGCCATATTGGAAGCAATAATGCTAGCATCAGTTGCTTTCCTCACATTTGGTACAAGCTCAGTAACCTTATCAATTGAAGCAAGCATTGCATCAATAGCTTTGGTATGAATAGTTTCAATATGTTCTGCTACTCTCCCACGAGTTGAATTCGTTTCCCCATTCTTATAGAGGTTAGCCATTTGGGGAGTTACAGCACCAAATACTCTACTCGCTTCAGCGCCTGAACTTAATGCCGCAGCTACACCTATAAGTTCTTGAACCATAGGTGGTATCTGTTTTGGTCCTTCACTTCTTGGCAGTTTTCTTACCTCCAAGTTTCCAGATTTTATGCGCTGAAGCTTGTTAATTAAGTTATCTTCAGAGTTTACTCGTTCTAAAGCTTTCTCTTCATTATATATCATAAGATTTCTCTATGTTAATTTATACACAAGACCGTGCAGCGAGGGTAGCAAATCTGGGGGTGCGCTGTCAAGCACCTACAACCTCTAGCGTAGCAAAGGTTTACAGGTGCAGCCTGTTCAATAATTGAACGTATAATTATTGAACTGTTCGGTATTAGAGTTTTTTAATATTAAAATTTCATATTATTTGTTTTTTATATTTTTATAGTAACCCATCATGAAACCAAGCTTTAATCCTACAGGTGGGTAGATGGGACCCTTTAAAGGGAGTATACGGGGGGTATTAGAATATTGAATTGATTCACAATATGTGAAGATATGTATTCAGTATTTACTCTCAAATCAAATGGCTCATACTCTAGTATTATCATAGTTTAGCCTGTGGAAAACGCAGCTAAGTTAGGCAGATAATCAGATAGTCATTTTGAATATGAGCGTATATCTCTATCCTTCTAATACCTCAGGCCCATATTGAAGGATGCTCCTTACCACAGACCTATTAGGTAGCTTAATGAGGAAATGACCTATTCAACAAAACAGGCATGTTTCGCCTTATGTTCTCTGTGTCAAACCTACCAATCAGTGTGGTAAATATACTACACCTTAAACCCTTTAGAATCAATAACTTACATATTTAGTGTGGTAAATATGCGAATCCTATTCAATCCTAACCATTCAATAGCCCTTGAATGGATTGGCATTCAATATGCTTCATGTATTGTGTCGGCGGTAATGAGCGGAACGCCGAATCTGATATTTGAAAATTGAATAGCGAAGGGACTAAGGCCGGACCACTACTCCAGAACAATGCAGCAATAACCTATGGATGGGTTACAGCATAAGTAAGTAAGGAGCAGGTAAACCTAGTCGGTAGCACTCAATATCTGTATTAGACAGCGCATAAAGGATAAAACTTTATGGCTCGATATTTGACTTTGGATATGATTAAGAAAGTGTCACCTAATGCGCCAAAGGCAAAGAAAGTCTATAGCCTTTTCCGCCGAGATTTGAACGGACGATACATTCGACTAACCGAGACTGCGTATAGTTGGGACGCTGCTAAGTTTGTCTATCAAGACAGACTAGTCGCTGCTCACAATAAAGGCAGTCACTTTGCAATTAGGCAAGTAACAGAATAAACAATCATTGCGCTGTCGAATAGAGATATTGAGACTGCGATTAATTCTAAACCTATGAATAGGTTCCGGAAATTTGGAAGGATGCATTCCTATTCATTAACGGAGTTAATTGCACAGAGGTAAGCAGACTAGCATTAGTCCCTAGACTATTCGCTACACTCTGCTTGCCTCGCCTTATTGTATACCAAGTATACACCAACTTTTTGCTTGCATTCAAGGGAGAAGTGTGTTATACTGGTTTCAGCTTCGGATGAGTCTGGCAATTCCGCTGGACTGTCCACTAACGGCGACAATCGGAGGTAAACGACAATGGAACTACTTACAATCAAGGCGAAGACACGTGGCAAGAATACCCGCGAAGTTGAATACAAGGGTATCGGCAAGTTTGTCGGTGAAGGCGACGAACAAAGGTTAGTTACTTCGGGAGTCTTGACCGACATTAAAGATGCATTGAGTCTTGTCGGTGGAGAAATGCAGCAGGTTCTTGATAACTTCGCTGTCGGTTTCAATCTTGAGGCTTACAAGCAGGTTAGCGATGCACTTGCAGATTACATCGAAGATTACTGGGATGATGCTCAAATCAAGGCATTCCGTTTGAGTGTTAATTCACTGAAGGCTCTTGGAATGGAAATTGAAAAGGCTGTAGAGATTGCAAAGGCATCTCCTGCACTTGCGAAGAAAGCAGCGTAAAGTAAAGTAAAGTTAAGATACCCTGTGACTAGAGTATATCTAGCACAGGGTATTTTAATATCTGATTTAATAATAGTTAGAATAGAGCAGCTATCTAACAGCATAGCTGCTGTATTGTAACTGTTTATCTACACACTACCTACAGGCATGTATTGAACATTCTAAGAAGCATGCCAATCTTTGTAAACCCTTAATTTTCAATAGTTTACAGTCATTCTCTAGGCTTTACACTCTCACCTATCCCACATTGACCCCACCTACTTAGTGTCCACTTTAGTGGTCAGTTTGTGGGTGGGTGGTTGGAGTGTTCAATATTTGAAATATATATATTATTATACTACACCCCACCAAACTGTCCACTTTTTAGGACATTGACAAGGTAGGGTCACTAGTGGTATACTGTGCCTGTCATGGGAGTAGTCCGTCTGTAACTCATTGATTCTAGGCAGGTTCCGGCGCTTGGCACGGTCCGTAACATACCTTATAAAGTGCTCTAGCTACACTGTTATACTACCGCTAGTAGGCTGTTAGCTATCAGTTATGTGAAACATAATTTGAAAGTAATAGTAAATGTCTGTTAAAATTTATAGATGTAAAAAATGTAGGTGTCAGGTTCCTAATGCTTTACAGGAAGTTTGTAATCTATGTTTCACTAAAGAAGAAGAATTGAAAGAAAGAAGGAACGAAAATAAGCTAGATAGTAAAGAAAATAATATATTTGAGTCTTTGTTGAAGAATAAACCTTAATGGTTTAGTTGAATGCTCAATACGAATAAGCTGACAAAGGATGTTAATCATTCTGCCTAGAGATAGGCTAATGCTGAAATAAGATTGAGCATTCAATTAAGCTATTAATTCAAATAAGGAGAAAAGGTAATCAACTATGTTAAAGATACAGCCTAAACTAGAATGTGAAGCATGTTCCAGCGCACCAGATGCTTGTAATAAGTGTAGCAGATTAGCTAGTCAGCATCCATTCAATGATTGTGTAATAATGCCTGATAAGGTTGTGAAGGCATTAGTTAAAGTTGGTTCATTAGCTTTATGTGTTGAATGCAGCATCAAAGAGAAGAACGTAATTCAGGCACCAAAGCAAAGCATAAGCATAAACGGTCACAGTAACATTCCAGAACACAAAGATACACTACAGGGAAGAATCGAAACAATAGTAGAAAAGACAGTAGATAAGAGTGTAGACAGATGGCAAGACATATACAATACAGAACGTAAAGCTTGGGTAGTTAGCAATTTCGAGAGTCAAGCAGCAATGCGTTCTAGTTTGCTTGAATTCTTAGTTACAATGGAGAATATGCAGTTTGAAGCCAAAACAAAGGCTAGAGCTGCATATGATAGTGCTAGAGAATTAGATGCTACACTCTCTAAATCAGAACGTGATGCTTTAATTAATGACCCTAACTTCAAACCAGCAGAAAATAGTGAATTTAAGAAGCGTAAGATTCAAACTACACGTCAAAGCAAGGAAGATAAAGCACGAGCAGCATTAGAAGCATTAGGTTTAAGTGCAGAAGAAATTAGACAAGCAATGAAGGGAGCATAAGAATGAATGAGTATGTAGATGTCCGCGGACCTTGGCCTATGTATGTAAATGGAATGATTGCAGTAACATTGGTTGGAGAGAACAGAAACATTAGCTTACATCAAGCTAGAATTGCAGCACTAGAGATTGGACTTAAGAACAGCATTCCAACTCAGTTCTATAAGGATTAACACTTTATATCCTGCACAGCTTCGCTGTCATAAGCGTATAATAAAGCGAAGCTGTGCAGTCATAAGGAGTTAAACAATGCAGATAATTAAAAAGTTAAATGGTTTCTGCGCTGTAGGTAAGCACAACGAATGTAAAGGAGTATCAAAAGGAACTAAATCAGACCCTGTAACATTCGTTTGTATATGCGAATGTCATTACAAAGGAAAGGACAATGCAACCAAAGAGTAAAATACTCAAACTACCATGCCCCTATTGTGGTAAAGTTGCAGAAGAGAAGAGTAGGTTAGCATTAGGTGAGCTAACATTTGTTACTCTAGAGTGTGGACATACCATTACAGAAGATGCAATAAAAGGTAATGGATATGAGATTACATCAGCAGATGGTCGCCAACTTAAACCATTCCAGCAAGAAGGAATACAATTTGTTGAGCAAGCATCGGGGAGAGCACTTATTGCTGATGAGATGGGTTTAGGAAAGACAGTGCAGGCTTTAGGATTCCTTAAGCTGCATCCGGAATTGACACCAGCCATAATCATTGTGAAATCGAGTCTAAAGATACAGTGGTTTGGTGAAGTATTAAGATGGTGTGGGAATGACTTTCTACCTCAGATAATTGGAGATAGTAAAAGCATTCCAGTGCCAGGGTTTAAGACCTACATTATAACATATGACCTATTACGTAGGCTTAAGCCTGAAGTTAAAGAAGCATTAAAAGCAAAGACAGTAATACTAGATGAATGTCAGCAGATTAAGAACCATCTTTCTTCTAGAGCTAAAGAAGTGCAGATGCTTTGCAAGGATGTAGAGAACATACTTTGCTTAAGTGGCACACCAATTAAGAATCATAGTGGAGAATACTTTACAGTTCTTAATCTACTTAAGCCTAGACGGTTCCCATATTATGCAGACTACTTGAGAGATTACTGTGATGCATATAATAATGGATGGGCAACCAAAGTAGGTGGACTAAGGAATGTAACTAACTTTCACGAAGATACGAAGGACTTCATAATTCGTAGAAAACGAGAGGAAGTTAAGGAGCAGATTGGCTTAAACAGCACTGAAGCAGACAGACGCTTCAGACACGTAGAGCTTGAAAAGAAATATGAGAAAGCATACAAGGAAGCTCAATCAGAGTTTGAGGAAGCATATTATAATCAAGATAAAGAGAAGGGTGGATTTGAAATAGCAATAGCTAAGATGCAGAAGCTTAGACATATAACAGGTTTCAATAAGATTGAAGCAACAGCGGAGTTCATTGAAGAATTCTTAATGGACACTGACCCTGAGAGAAAGCTTACTATCTTTACACATCACATAGACGTAAACACTATGTTGATAGCAGCAATAAAGAGAGTTCAGTCAGCAAATGGATTACCTGAGATAGTATTGGAGATAAATGCACAGCAGAATAGCATTCAGCGCAATGAAGTAGTAGAAAGATTCAAGAACGATGTACAAGCTAGAATCTGTGTAGCAAGCACATTAGCAGCCGGCGAAGGATTGAATATGCAGTTCTGCGCTGACTGCATAATCATGGAAAGACAATGGAATCCAGCGAACGAAGAGCAAGTGGAAGGAAGATTTATTAGAATAGGACAAATGAATGATGTAATTGCAACATACATGATTGCATCAGGAACGATTGATGAATTCTTCACTGAACTAGTAGAACAGAAGAGAGCAATAGTAGCAGCTACAATGGATGGAAAAGAGATACCTTGGGATGCTAAGAGTCTAATGAAGGATTTAATGGATGTATTAGCAGTCAAGGGAAGTAAGAGGTGGAAGCTGTAGAGAATAGGTATGTGAGCGGTCACAGAGACAGTCACATACCTACTCTTTATTTAAGTTATCAGAGTATGATGATTTAAATAAGGAGGAAAGTTGAATATTAAATCTATTTATTGGTTAGCTGGTATCCTTGAAGGTGAGGGATGTTTTAGCTTGCACTCTCATATTAAAAGAAGTAAGATTAAATATAATTCTGGTTATAGAGTATCAGTTACACCTATAATTAGAATGTCATCTACTGATTTAGATATTGTTAAAAGAGTAAGTGATGTTTTAGGTGCTACTTGTCAAATTACAATGCAGAGAAGAAAGCCGAATAAAAATTATTATACAACTACCATATTTGGAAATAAAGCTGTAGCTTGGATGATGACTCTATATTCTTTAATGGGAAATAGAAGAAAAGAAAGAATTAAATCAATAATTATGCAATGGAAATCTGAATTTAAAGAACTTAGAGATAAAGTAGGTAATTTGACTGGAGAATAAATATGGAATCAGTAGTGATGGGAGACAATCAATTCTGTGGTCCAGCAGTTCTATCTATTCTGACTGGTAAGAGCACCGATGAATGTGCGGACATATTCATGAAGGTTGGTCAGTATGGAGGAAAAGAAGTCAGCGTAGGAACCATTAAGAAAGCATTAGATTATTTAGAATTTGAGTCAACTCAAATTCAAGGTGACTGTAGCCTTTATGCACTAATGCATCAGATAGTTCATAAGACAGGAATGTATTTAGTAATTGTTCCAAAGCATGTAGTTGCATTAGAGGTAACTGAACAACGTAAAATCTTATTTTGCGATAATCATACTAAGAATCCAATGGATGCAGCACACAGCGCAAGGTTAGGACAAAGAGTAAGCATAGTTTATCATATAGTACCAAGGCCAATACCTAAGTTTGGGCTGGAAGAGATGAAACAGGCTATCTTGAATAGCCTAGAGTATGGACCTAAAGATTGGAATAGAATATATTCAAGCACTGGACAGCGACCAAAGCCATTGTTCGAGCAAGCAAAGCAGGAACTATTAGATAGCATTCAAGTAATGCAACTATACTGGAACAATAAAGACATTGAGAATGAAATGGTATTCTTAGCTGAGCATAATCCAAGATTGAGAGGATGGAAAGCATGATTAACAGTAACTATCTTATGGGAATGGTGCTCTTCATTTCTCTTATGGTAGGCATAGGACTATTAAGAATAGGTATCAATGAGAACTATTGGTTAGATACCTTAGTAGGTGGAATTACAATCATAGCAACTTTAGCAGTAGCAGTGGTGATATTCTATGCATAAATTCTTTATAACATTTAAGTTCATGTCTGAGTTTAGGAATTGCTTTAGAGTAGTATCAGCAACCTCTCATAAGGAAGCAGTGGAGTTTGCTAAGCTTACTTATCCATCAGATTATTCGATGGTTTATAGTGAAGCTCAGTGGGTAAATTATGAAGGGAAGACTCAAGCTGTAAGGTTTAATCTAAAGGAGATTAAATGATTTACTTAAAAGTTGCTCATGTAGATGATGAAGATGCAGATTACTTTTCATTTTCAGGTATACTCTCAGCAGCTAATTATATCTTAGATGAACATATAACAGAATATTTTCTATCTGATATTATGTCTGAAGAAGTATCAGAATCAGATTATACATTTATTGAAAGTCAGTAACTTGCTTTACATTCTTACGGTCACAGAATACAAGGCTGACTTAGAGCAGGTAGAATGCATAAGCATAGCTTTTGAATCTTTTGGCAAGCTTATAGGCTTTATGATAGAAATAGAGAAATCAGTAAGAATAGCTAAGTTTGAGATAGAATTTAATGGGTATAATCCTACGGATAATTGGGAAGGAGTTATTTGTAGAGATGCATAAAAGGTTTCTCAAAGAGTGCCCAAACATAACTCAAGTTCTAGAGAATAGATATTCTGAGATTATGAATGCTTTGACTCAGAATGAAACTTCAGCTCTTATTACTGAAGAAGAAGAGATTGAGATTGCTAAGTTCTTAGAGAAGTTACCAACTAAGTCTTTTGTTAGAGTTATAATGTTTGGATACTTAAGTGATACCAGTAAGGATGTAATATGAGAACAGTAGTTTTAGACAGTCAAATATTTTCAAACTTACAGCGGTGTGAGTTGAGAGTATTACTGCGATTTGAAATGGACTTAACTACACCCGATAAGAGTCCATCCTTGCAGCGCGGGAGCTTAATACATGACTTCTTTGCTGGTTACTATGGTCATCGTTTGGTTAGTGGGAATAGTGCTGATTGGATTGATTGCGCCCAAAAAGGTTGGGAAGTATTCAAACCTAAGTCTGCATTGACTTCATTAACAGAGAAAGACATAAACAATCTTGAGAGAAGCTTAAGCCAGTATGTAGAGATGTGGCGATACGAACCGATGGAAGTACTGGCCGCTGAAGAACCTTTTAGTTTGTTGTTATATGAAAGTGAAGAAGAAGATTTAAGAATAGTTTATGTTGGAGTAATTGACTTAATTGCTAGAGCCATTGGAGGTCAGGAAGTTAAAGTCTATGACCATAAGAGTCAAGCTCGCAAGTCAGATTACTTAGTACTTGACGACCAATTTGAAGGTTATGCTGTAGCAACGGAAAGTAATTTGCTTTGGGTAAACGTAATAGGTCTTCAAGAGACATTGAAGCCTCATGAGAAATTACGTAGAGTTCCGTTATCATATCCACCATATGTACTTGAACGCTGGAAGAAGCATTGTATTTATTGGGTTAAGAGATACTTAGTTGATAAAGAGAATAATGAATGGCCTGAGAATCACCAAGGTTGTAATAAGTTTCAGCTTTGTGAGTTCTATGGATACTGCACAGCGGCCAGTGATGAAGCAAGAGCATGGAAATTACAGACTGAATTTATTAAAGGTGAGAAGTGGGACCCAACTAAAGTATTGGAGAATAGAGAATGACAAAAGAACAGCTTCTTTATGTTAGGAAGATTCTTAGTATAATTACACCACAAGATGAGCATGTACGGAAAGCAGTAGCATATGTAGAGAAAGACATTGCTCAGTTCGATGCTCGGCGCGGTCAAATGAAAGAGCAATATGAAGCAGATACTAGAGGATACTTCATATGACACCAGAATTAAAGCAAAAATTGCTTGAACTAGCAACTGAGCTTCGAGAAGAAAGTAGGTTCCATTATGATGCATGGAAACGTAGCATTGATGGTAATGCAAGCGTAAGAACACAGGGTAGATTATCTTATGATAAGTATGCAACTATGGAACATGTAGCTGGTCTAATGGAAGAAGTAACAAAGAAAGAAAAGGAATTAGTATGATTAAGAAAGTATGCATATACATGAATGAGAATATACCTTGTGGTAAGATGTTTAGAGTTAGAGATAAGAAGCGTAAGTTTTGCAGGAAGCATAGTAAAAGCAATAGACCCAATAGGAAGATAGGATAAAGTTATGCCTGGATTGAAACATATACATCAGTATCGACGCGCTGTAGGTAGGCTGACTAAGAACAATGCTGATAGTAAGATGGTTAATTACTACAAGTGTATATTGCCTGGGTGTACACACTATATTCGAGACTTCTTAATCTTGGGTAAAGAGTCTATTTGTAACAAGTGTGGAAATAAATTCTCTTTGCCACTGACACTGAGAATGTTGAAGAACATCCCACATTGCAAAAGATGTACTAAGAAGTATATTAGGAGAGCAGACTTGGAGAAAGCTCTTGATGAAACCATTGATGAAGCAATGGATATTGAAGTATGATAGAAGATGAAAATGAATTATGTTCTCATGGTACTTCACTAGATATACATTGCTGTGATTGTCATTCTGGATTTTTATTTGACATAGATTCATGTACATGTGAACTTAACTCAGATAGGAGAATACAAATGAAAAGGTATTACACTACAAGTAGCCCAGATGCAGCACGTCATATTCTTAGAGAGACTGAGCAAGAGACAATCAATGAAGCAGTTAGGCAAGTAGAATCTGGTATCCATGATGTAAGATATGTTGTTAAGATTGTTAAGGTAGTTAAGAGAGCAGAAAGACCTGTTAGAGTTATTGATTTAGATAAGGATGAGGAAGATTAATGAGTATCATTTCTAGAATACTAGATGTGATTTGGGAGTGGTGGCACAAGAACGAGTTTACTTATATCAAGGTAAGAAGAATAACTCCATATAGAGAGAAGAAACATGAGCTTTCACGTTAAGCTTTATAAGTGTATAGTGTGTAATGGATTCTTTGAAATATGGACTCATAATGAGTCAGAAGAGGAATATACTCATAAACAAGGTAGCATGAGTAACAAAAATTTGTCTAAGCTTTGTAAGTGTGAGCATCCTGAAAAAGAAGAGATAACTTATGCCTAAAACATCAGATAATGTTCTCGGACGTAGGTTCTTTGCTTTGTTTGTTGGATTAACTGGTAGTGGAAAGACACTAGCTGGTGCAAGCTGGCCTGGACTGCTAGAGTTTATTGACTTTGATGACCGAATGGATGCTGTGAAGATGTATCTTCCAGCGCGCACTAATATTAACTTTGATAAGTTTAACTTAACTAATTTTGAGGAGTTTGCATATAAGTTTATTCCTAGACTTACTAAAGACTGTCCTTATAGCATGGTTCAGTTGGCAGGGATTACTTCGCTGACGCATCTTGCGATAACTTATCAAATGCATCAGATGAGTGGAGGTGACAATCTTAAGAAGACTAAAGGTGGATTAATGGTTCCTTCTTGGGACCAATTCAATGGAGAGGCAATGATTGTAGGGCAAGTACTCGATGCTCTAAAGAGTTTACCTTGTAGCGTAATCGTAGAAGCACATCCTGTATCTCGTATTAACTCTGTTACTAATGAAAAGTATACATCACTTGCAGCGTTTGGACCTAAAGTCGAGAGTATTATTCCAGGATACTTTAACGAAGTCTATTTCTTTAAGATTGAAAAAAGTATTGATGGCAGTGTCAAGCATGTATGTTATACAAGACCTACAGAAGAGTATCCATTAGCTAAGACTACTCTTCCTATTAAGTCTAAGTACACAATGACAGATGACAATGGGCAGCCACTCTCATTGTATGATCTCATTCAAGCTGATTTGACTGAGCATCAAGTTAAGTTGGCAGGACAGGAGTAAATTATGTGTCAAGGTCCAAGTAATAATCCAGCAGGTAAACTTAATGAACTTAATAGAGTAATTAATTCACAAAAGAGAATGGATCAAGCAAAAGGTTATGCTTCGGAAGAGTCTACTGGTGGTACTGATAGACCATACTCATACATTAGGAGAGTTATTGAAGATCAAATAAAAATGCAAGAGATGAGACTTGTTGAACTTCATAATGAACTTGAATTGTTGGATAGGAATCCAGATACAGAAGCTATGTTAAACTTGGATAGGAAGTATAAACATTTTTAACTACACAGAAGGGTGGTGGTGTTTTTGATTGGAAGTATGTAGATGGTTTTACCTAAGAAGGCTACTGAAGAGGTAGCAAAAACAACAACTCTAACTTAAAGGAAAACAAAACAATGAGAGTCAATCTAGATTCAGCAGCTTTGGCAAAAGGTACTTTAGTTACTCCAGGTTGGTATCCTTGCAAGATTACTGGATACAAAGAAGAACCTGCCAAGACTGACCGTTCCACTAATGGTGTTGTTAATTTTGAAATTCTTACTGGGGATTTCAAGGGCGCTGGTGGAATGAGACTTTATAATGAGAAGGCTCTTGGCTTTGCTAAGACTTTACTTATTAGCTTAGGCGCAAAGATGGTTGATGATGGTCAAGGTGGAAAGAAGCTCAGCGCAGAGCTTTCTAAAGAAATCTTGATTGGTAAGTTGGTTGATGTTTACTTTGTCCGTGGTGCTTCCAATAAGGGTAATGAGTTCAATGAACCTAAGGACTTTGCACCAATTGGAACGAATACTGGATATAAAGCTGCGTAGAGTTCCAGCCTCATTGTATTAAAGTACAATAGAGGAATAGGCAGGGTTTTTGCTACTCTTTCCTTGTGGATAAAATAAGAGTAGCACCTGAGTGTGTAATAAGTCCTTACTATGACCCAATAACGGGAAGTAAGTAAAATACCTTATTAGCACTCAGGTTCTTCTTTGCCAGTGTGGTGGAATTGGTATACACAAGAGACTTAAAATCTCTCGTTCTTAACGAACATCAGGGTTCGAGTCCCTGCGCTGGCACCACTTGAAAGCTCACCAATCGGCGCAGCGCATGAGTGGATTAAGGAAACGATTCATTGAAGGAGACAGAAAAATGGAAAAGCCTGAAGAAATTGATTTGCCAGATGAAGAAACTGCACCAGAGAAGGTAGAAGAAGATGAAGTAGATGATCCATTTGCAGAAGATGATGAAGAGGAAGATGAAGAAGATGAGGATTTGCTGTAATTAAACTCAGTGAGAAGCTTGTGCTTGTGCTCAAACAAAGCATAAGCACAAGCTTCTAAGGTTCTTATAAGATGCTTAAAAAAAAGAGTACTTGGCAAGATACTTGTAAAGAGTTAGTTAAAGCACAAGAAGAAAATAGCTTATCTTGTCGTGAGCTTAGTCACATAGTAGGCTATAGTCATGGTACAATTTCTCAGTGTCTTACATTAGGTTATGCGCTGAGAGTGTATCCTGAGCTAGAGAAGATTAAGCATCTTACAAAAGCCTTAGAATTTATAAAGGATAAGAAGTTTAAAAGAAAGATTAATTAGATGCCCAAGTCAGTTATATCTTCAGAGGAGCTATGTAATTTTTTCCTTAATGGATTTATAAATGGATATATTCCTCAAGATAAAATCACTAGTAATGTTCAAGATATTGATATAGAAAATGAAGGTGATTATATAAAGATAGCTACATGGAAACTTGGATTTATAGCTGGCAATCAAGCCAATACCTGGAGGTTAAACTAATGGCATCACAAACTTATCTAGATGCGCTGAAAAGACAAGCAGAAATTCACATTAGGAAGAACGCAGATTATGCCGGTAATAGGGGATGGGCATTTAACTTCGAGTTCAGCGCGCGCATTGCAGAAGAATTTAAAGATCCAGTTGATAAGGTATTTGTTGTATTAATTACAACCAAACTTGCTAGGCTTGCTGTGCTTACTGGTAGTGAAAGTAAACCAAATAATGAGAGTATTCAAGATAGCTTCGACGATTTAGCTGTATACGCTGGTATGTGGGGTGCATATAATCTAGATCATACTCAAGCTGAACAGTTAAGTACTCAAGATAATATTGATAAAACAGATAATAAATGGCAATTTATGTTACAGAGTGGATATGAATATGTACATTCTCATAAAGAATTTAGACGTGCAGAGATAGCTCCTTTTGTTATTTCTAGAGATGAATGGGAAGCTTCAAGTATTGATAAGCTAGCAAATCGTATTGGTGTAAAGAAGATTGAACATGCATTCTTACATACACATAAAGGATAGGAATGCCTAATTATGTTCCAGGAACAGGACCACTACAATCTAAGATTATGATTGTGGGCGAAGCCCCAGGTAAATATGAAGATGAGTATTGTAAACCTTTTGTTGGTCCGACTGGAGATTTACTAGATGAACTTCTTGCAGAATCAGGCATTCAGCGCACAGATTGTTATGTTACGAATGTTGTTAAGTATCGTCCACCGGATAATGATTTCAAACGTCTTTCAGAAATCGGTGTGGATCTCAAGCAGCAAATTGAAAATCTTTGGAAAGAGATACGTCAACAACGACCAAATATTATCATCGCGCTTGGAGATAAAGCACTCGCTGCTACTACAGGGAAATCTGGAATCAATAACTATCGTGGAAGTATCCTTAGGTCCAAAGATGGGACACCAAAGGTAATAGCTACATTTCATCCAGCGAATCTACTCTATCAGCGTGGTAGGCAAGCAGGAAAGGGAATGTTCAAGTATGCTTGGAAGTATGTAATGATAGCAGACTTGAAGCGTGCTAAGGAACAGTCTAAGACTCCAGAATACTCTGTACCAGATAGAATACTAAAGATAGCGAGGAATAGCCTTGATCTCTATAGATTCCTTGAGCGAAATAAGCACCGTTCTATTGTGGACAGTGACATTGAGTCAATTAACTGTGTACCTGTATGCGTTGGATTCGCATTCGATAAACATGAAGCTATCTCGGTTCCTCTTTATCGTAAATTTGCTGGGGTTTCTATTAGCGACAATTCTCTTATTGACATTGCTGAACGGTGGGAACTAATAGCAAAGACTTTAAAAGAGAAGTCAATCATTGGACATAACTGGAAATATGATGAAGAGAAACTTTACAGACTGGGACTTCATAGTGGAGAGTTACACGCCGACACTCTTCTCTTGGAACATACACTTAACCCTGAGTTACCGTCGAAAAAGCTTCATGTCATCTCATCCATCAGGACACTCGAACCCTATTATAAAGAGGAAGGCTCTGAATTTAGGTTTGGTAAAGATGATATTGACCAGCTATTCCTATACAATGGAAAAGACTGCGCTGTAGATTATGAAGTTTTTGAAGATCAAGATGCCGAGCTTAGAGAAATGGCTGACTTATATAGTCCTAAGCTTGTTGATTTCTACTACGGTTATGTTCGTAAATTGCACCATTTCTATATTGAAATGGAAAGAGTAGGTTACAAGACGAATGAAGTAGAACGAGCTAGACTACATAAGAAGTATAGACAGTGGCATAATGAAATACAAAAGAGATTCATAGAGAATGTTGGTAGACCAGTTAATGTTGGAAGTCCTAAGCAACTATTCAAATTGCTTTATCAAGAGCTTAATTGCCCGATGCGTAAGGATACAGGAGAAGATTCAATAGTATCTTTACTTACAAATGTAGTGAAAGATGAAAAGCGTAAAGCTATTCTTAGTGATATTTTAGAAGACAGGAGAGTACGTAAAGCAGACTCAACATACATCCTAGCTAAACCTGATTACGATGGAAGGATGAGATCTTCTTATTTTATTACAGGGACTGAAACTGGTAGAAGTTCTACGGGTGTCCTTAAACCTCCCGTTCGACCAAATAGATTGGGATGGTCAGATCATCAGTTACCCAAGCATGGAGATATTGGTCCAGATGTTAGACTCATGCTCGAACCAGATGAAGGATACGTCTTCTTAAACGTAGACTTAGCACAAGCAGAAGCAAGGATAGTAGCTGTATTAGCAGAGGATTGGGATTTACTTAAAGCATTTGATAGCATTGATATTCATAGAAGAACTGCTGGCTTAGTTTTCGATATGATTAGTTTCATGGACTTTGGAACACCATGTTCTAATCCTGAAGTAGATAAGATAGGTAAGGATTCAGGTGAAAGATTTGTTGGAAAGAAGACTAGGCATGCTGGTAATTATGATATGGGTCCAGAGACTCATCATAAAGATGTAATGGCAGTTGCTCGGCGCAGCGGGATTAAACTAGACTATTCAGAATATAGAGCAAGTCGTGCATTACAGTTGTTCCATGAAGCATCACCTAAGATAAGGGGGATATTCCATCGTGACATTAAACACGCCATTGATACTACACGAGTTCTGGTCAATCCCTATGGTCGTGTTAGAATGTTTCTCGATAGACCAGGAGAAGCAATGTATCGTGAAGCATACGCAGATATACCCCAATCAACAGTGCATGATACACTTACGGGAGCTGGTATTCGTATCAAAGATAGAATACCTGACCTTCGTTTCGTTGCAGAAAAGCATGATTCTTTCACAGTCCTTGCTAAATGTGGAGAGGAGATACAAGTTGCTAAGATCATGCAAGAGGAAATCGAGAGGCCAATTGACTTTACATATGGTAGCATTAAGAGATCTATTCAATTAATTATTCCAGCAGATTTTGAGATTGGGTACAAGAATCTCAAGGAAATGGAGAAGCTAAAGGTATGATAGAATTAAAGTATTGGATTATCTTTGATGGGATAGATCACCCAGAGATAATTGTAGCTAAGACTTGGATAGAGTTATCAGCAGAATTAACTAAGAAAGTAATTTATCATAACAAACCACCAGAACACATTATAAGGAAATATTAATGACTGCTAGATTCATAAAAGATATTGAGAGATGTCCATATGTTCCTTCACAACCTGAATATGATGAATGGTGTAGAAAGGATGATGAGAGAACAAAAAAATTAGAAGAAGAATATCAAGAGTTAAAAGAGATAGCTAATCAAAACTTATCTAATTCAGATAGTGAAATCAGACAGATGGCGCATTTTGTGTTGGATATGATAAGAGATTAGAATGAACTGGATAAGCCAGGTCTTAGATGAAGCAAAAGAAGCTGAAACACCAACATCATATTTATATTGGAGCATGGTTGCCGCGCTGGCAGCAACAGCAGCTAATTATGTATACATAAATAGAAAGGGAGTTTATCAGCTTCGCCCTAACGTATACATAATGCTCATGGGGCGCAGCGCACTGGGCAAAGGATTTCCAGTTAATACAGCGAAGAAGCTGGTTACGCTGGCTCGTTGTACAAGAGTAATTAGTGGAAGAAATTCTATTCAGTCTGTAGTTAAGGATTTAGCTACACAAGAAAGTAGCGAAGATGGACCAGTATTCAAAGACTCACGTGGATTCTTCGTTAGTTCTGAATTTGCTACAAGTCTCATCAAAGATGAAGCAGCTCTCACAATACTCACCGATTTGTATGATTGTCACTGGAACGAAGAATGGAACAATAAGATTATCAGTAGGGGTACTGATAAGGTTATCAAACCCAATCTTACTATTCTCTCTGGTAGTTCCCCGTCCCATTTCTTTGACACTATTCCCCAGACAAACATCTCTGGTGGATTCGTGGGTAGAATGCTTATCATATATGAAGAAAAGCGTAGCAAGATAAATGATCTTATGTCCGATGTTGAAGGAGAAGTAATAGAAGACTTTAAGTTTCCATATGATAAGCTTGCAGCGCACCTCAAGAATATAAATGAAACACTTAAAGAAGGACCAGAACGTAAATTCATGTGGACACCTACAGCTGCGAAGGTATGGCGTGCATGGTATACTCCACAGAGAAATAGAGAAGAGACAGAGGGTGAAGATAAGACAGGATTTAAAGGCCGTTTGCCTGATCATGTTCTTAAAGTTGCTATGTGCTTATCTTTATCTGAAGGTACAACTCTTAAGATTAATGAAACAAATATTGAAGAAGCAATAGAGCAGACTAGTGGTTTGTTATATACTAGCAAACGAGTTACAGCTGGCATAGGTAAAGATCCCCTTGCGCCACAAGCAAAGATTATACTTGAACATTTACTCAGCGCACCGAATCATGAACTTACTAGGAAAAGGTTACTCCAAAAGGGACACGGAGACTTTGACAGCGCAGTACTTGATAGGATTATAGACACTGTATTTGTAGAGACTGGTTGGGTTGAAAAAGTTAGAGTGGTTGCTAATGTTAAAGGAGAGCTTCAACATGACTGGTCATATAAGCTAACTCCTGAAGGACTAGCTGATTATGAAAAATTTATAGAGATTGTAAAAGAGAAATAATTCCTATGACAGAGAAGAAGAGATTACAAAATAAGATAAATGATAAAGCTAGACGTGATAGACTGCGCGCTGCTGGCAAATGTTATACTTGTAAGAAGCCATCAATAAAGTTCACTCGTTGTTGGGACTGTAGACAGAAATTCAATAAAATTTGGATGGAGAAATATTATGAAGGACATGAACTTTCTAGATCTATTAAGAGAAGAATTTCAAAAGAATCTAGAACGTAAAACAGGTTGGGGTAGAGTAGAGGTTATGACTGAGTTTGATAAAGCTAGCATAGCAGCAATGATGAAGTATGCTGCGCTGAAAGGAATAGAACTTTTATGAAGTGGTTACTTATACTTACTTTAACTATAGTCTCTGGATGTAATAAATCAAAAGAAAATATAATAGAATCAAAAATAACACAGAAGGAGGACTTTGTATATGATAGTTCTTATATTGGAATAGGTACTGGAACTATTACTATTAAAGGAGAATTTGTAGGTACATTAATTCTTGAATGTAAAATTACTAATGATACTAGTGGTTCAACTTGGGTAACAATAAGTACTACTCAAATTCCTGACTGGACACATCATGATATGATAACAAAATCAGGAAGATCATATTTTAATTCTAATGGATGTTTTGCTGTTCGTATTAGAGCAATATCCTTTACTAATGGTGAAGCAATAATTGAAATAAACGAAGGAACAAAAATATTTCAATTTAAGAAGATTAAAGAAGGAGAAAAATGAGAATACCAGTAGTTAATTATAGTGGAATGATAGCAGAGTTCATGACTAAGCACAAGCAAACGATTAGAGATTACCCTCAAATTCCTGAAGATGGTAATGAAAGAGAACTTAGAAGAAAGCTTATAGCTGAAGAAGCTATGGAGACTTGTGAAGCTCTAGCTAATAGTGATTTGATTTTAATTGCAGATGGTCTAGCAGATTTACTCTATGTGGTATTTGGTACTGCGCTATCCTATGGTATTCCTATGGAGACTATCTTCACAGAAGTTCATAGAAGTAACATGAGTAAGCCTAAGCTTGGTCACACTATGAATGGAACTAAAGTAGAGAAAGGTAGCTATTCCAAACCACAAATAGCTACCCTTCTAGAACAGCGCAGGCTTTTAATACAAAGCAATAAAAGAGAGTATGAGTCTATGCACAAGAAAGCTAATGCATTAGATGAAAATTTTTAGAACTTAATCCTTGGTAAACTTGAAGAACGCTTTGGTTGAAATGCAGGGGCAGAGCTACGATATGGTAACTCTAGCCCCTGTGCAATTGCTTCTTCAAGAGTTAATTCACCTGCATAGTATCTGCGTGCTGCTTGAATCTGTTGTGGTTCTACAGATTGAGCAAACTGCTTCATCATGTTTACTGCTTGTTTTCCCTGTGGAATACCACGACCATACTTATCCTTGCCAGTTAAAGAATTGCCAAAGTTATCTCTGTTAGTGGCAATGTTGATTGCACTAGATAATGGTGCTGATAAACGATTCTTAACTGGGTCAACAATAGCAGCGCGTAAATCTCCTTGTGCTGCCTTGTTAACTCCTTCTTCAATAGTTTTAATTGGTTCCACTGCTGTTCCATATGCAGGGAATATGCGCTGTTTATTTCCTTTAACTCCTGCATCCCTATCTCCCATTGGAATACCAGTAACATCAGATGGCTTTTCTTTAGCATCATATAGAACTTTACCAGCATATGTGCTGAGACCATATTTAGGTGCTTTCATTATAGCACCTCGCACTAATGCTTTTAAGTAAAGACTATCCTCTTTTCCAATTAGTGCCTTCAGGGATTTACCAGCAAGCTTTAACCTAGATTCCGCCCAATCTGGTGCAAGGATTCCAATTCTTGTGAGGTCAGAGATGGTTTTATCCCGAAGTGATTTTTCAATTCCGCCCATGAAAGTATTAGCATCAGACGCTGCTTTACGTAATGCTTCGCCACGCCCCAATCCTTTGGCTGATAACTGATTAAATCTATCCACAGCAAAATCCAACTTATCAGCAGGTAATTTGAGCTTAAAGAGAGGATCTTCAAACAAACTCTTTTGAAGCTCGATTGCTTTCCCAGCGCCTGGGATATGCTTAGTAGCTTTTTGTTCCACTCTATTGAGATTTCTAATAAGGGC